TTTCTATACGACGAGTCTCAGGATTTGGATACTGAAGAAGGCGTACGCTCTTCAGAGCTTGCCATGAATCACAAAAACTTAGAATCAATAGATATTGTTCCGGTTATAGAAGGTGCCGATTTTAAAGATGTGTTCGCAATAGTTACAGGTATAGTTTTAATAGCTTTGGGGGTTTGGGTTGGCGTTGGGACCTTCTTGGGGGGAAGCTTGGTTGTTGGAGGTATTGGTCTTATGGCCGCCGGAATAGCCAACTTGCTTATGCCGATGCCAGAGTTCGGAGATTTCAGAGAGATAGAAGGAGGCGGTAGGCGGTCTTATTTATTTTCCGGGCCAGAAAACACTGTTAGGGAAGGTGGGCCTGTTTATATAGGATACGGAAGACTTTTGGTTGGAAGCCAAGTAATACAGTCTTCGATACAAACTTTTGATGTTGCTTCCGGAGAAACAAAAAATAGAAAAATTGGAGACTTGACCAAGTATCCTTATTGGGGAGAAGAATATTACGGATTAGATTATAGAGATAAAGTTAAAAATGATGCTGGAACGGTTCAAACGATGATAAAGCAGAGAACAAAAGATTGGGCGAATGCTAGAGACAAAGCGGACGAATGCGGGCCAGAAAACAAAATTGTTAAACACGGAACTACAATCGTCACAGCAGACGGAGACGATTTTATAGTCGATAGAAACTAAAATGTCAAAAGGAGACGCACCAGAGCCACGTCAGGCAATATTTGATGAGTTGGGAGTAGCAAGAACTGGCGATCCTACGGGCCTATATGTATCTCTTTCTGAGATAGATGTAGTGGACCTAATCTCTGAAGGTGAAATCGAAGGTATAGTTAGCGGCGAATACAGATTTGATGGCACAGAAGAAGAAACTGGATATCAAAAAGCCACTTTCACTCCTTACACAGCTTTAGACGAAAGCGGCAACTGCAACACTGGTTTGGGCTTTTTAAGATCTATTTATTGGAATGAGGTTCCTGTAGTTGACAAAGACGGCTTTTACAACTTTCAAGAAATAAATGTAGAAACAACAAACGGATTACCTCAAGGCAAGCTCCCAACCTTAAATCCAAACTTGCCAAATGACAAAAATTTTAAAGGTTCAGAAGACTTCGAGCTAACTCTTTTTAGGAATATAGGCGAGAGACTCTATGGCCCAACAATAGACTTAAATAATGCCCCCGGTTATTACAATAGAAACACTTCTCCAAATTCTCCAACTGTACTAGGCGAGATAGACAGAAACGCTAAGACTTACATTATATCAAATAAAGAATGCGTTGGAGTAAGAGTCAATATAAGAGTTGCTAGACTCTTAGAGCAAATACAAGACGACCATAATGATAATATAAAGGAGAAAAAAGGAGACGAGGATGACAGAGGATTTTTTGCTCAACCAGAGAAACATGCAAAAAGAGGCAAGCAGCAGGCGTACGGCGCCGGAGACATGCGCGCTAGAAAAATTAAATATCAAATTTATACGCGCCCAATTTTTGATACTAGGAACGTGACAATTGACTTAGGGGCGGACCCAGAGAATAGGAATGATAAACTTTTTGCGCCTTGGAAAGAAACGCCAGATATTAACGATGAAATATTCGGCAGAATAGAAGAAGCTTACGTTAGAAGCGTGGATATAAACTTTAACACAGGCCTTTGGAAAGAATTAAACCCAAGAGAAAATGATAACTTTTATAACTTCTTTAATGGTTGGGAAATAAAAATAGTAAGACTTACTCCAGATTCAGTTCATACTTTCTTGAAAAATGATAGCTACGTAGACTCAATAATAGAAGTCTACGACTCTAAACTTAGATATCCGTACAGCGCAATGGCGTACTCTAAATTTAGTGCAGAATTTTTCTCAAGAATACCCAAAAGAGCTTACGACACTAAACTGTTAAAAGTAAAAATACCAACAACTTATGATCCAATAAAAAGAACTTATACTGAGCCAGATGGTTTTTGGGATGGCTGTTTTAAAATAGACAAAGCTTGGACAAACAATCCAGCTTGGTGTTTTTATGATTTATTAACTAATAACAGATACGGATTAGGTGAATATATTGACTCGCAATATGTAGACAAATGGACACTTTATGACATAGCTAAATATTGTGATGTTTTAGTTCCTGACGGCAAAGGTGGACTCGAGCCAAGATTTACTCTGAATCATATAATCACCTCAAGAGAAGAAGCGTATAAAGTTGTTAACGATTTAGCTTCAGCTTTTAGATCTTTAGTTTATTATGCTTTTGGCAATATATATGTTTCTCAAGATAGAGAAAAAGATGCGATATATCAATTTACGACTTCTAATGTTGTAGACGGAATTTTCAACTATACTTCTTCTGCGAAAAAAGCAAGACACACGGTTGCTATAGTTAGATATAATGACAAAAACAACAACTATCAACCAGCTATATCTTATACAGAAGACGAGGCGGGGATACAAAGATATGGCATAAGAGAAATCGAAACTTCTGCAATTGGTTGTACGAGCGAAGGTCAAGCCAGAAGATTTGGAGAGTGGATACTTAAAAGCGAGATACTAGAAACTGAAAGCGTTACATTTACAGCCGGTCAAGAAGGAATGTATATCAGACCGGGCGACGTCATAAAAATATTTGACGAATTTAGAAGTGATAGAAATTTAGCTGGTAGAACTTTTGAAGTTCAGGAATTAAACTCCGCAATAATACCCTCCAGCATAGTTCCCTCAACAATTAGCTCTGATGATTTTCCAATTACTGGTAATTCTATTATCATAGATAAAGCTATCGAGTTTACTCCAGACAAGGAATACAAGCTAAGTGTTTTAACTCCAACCAACTATTACGAACCCACTCAAATAACTCCAGATGTCTGCGAAGAATCTGAGGTAACTGAAGAGGTAGAAGTTAAAATATATGCAGAGAAAAATGTTGATGGCGCGCCAGCTTATGATACAAAACAAACTCCAACCGCACTTAGTACAGACTTTGATTTAACTGTAGACTCTGCCAAAGGAGAGTATTCTTTTGAATATAGCAAAGGAGGCCTGCCAAAAAGATATGAAATAAGCTATGTTGATTCGGAGGGCGAAACTTTTTACCTTGACCAATTAGCTAAAACTTTTAAAAAGGAAAGAGTTACAAAACAATATGTAGGCGATAACTCTCTGCCGGGCATAAACGACATAGATAAAAAACACGGAACCGGCACTAAAGAGCAAGGAGACTTATTAGCGTGTTTGGCTCATTACGGGACAGAAGATTCAGGGAGAGAGCTAGGTTTTGCAGAACTTGGAATTAAAGATGCGCCAACCAGCGGACAAATAAAACAGTCAAGGAGTGTTTTACATTTCACTAAGCCAGAAGGAGTTGCTGCGATCAAAATAACGGTGTTCACACCAATTAATACAACTGTTACAGGCAATCCTCATTCTACAGAATACTATATTAACTTTAAAAGAACCGCAACATTTGGAACAGAAACGCAAGCTGTATCAACAACTAATAAATCTACGAACACAGACAAGGCTCTTACTTCTGCCGATACTCCTGAAATAAGAAAGAATCAAATTCAAACAGTTAACTTCAGCGGATTCCAAGCAGTGGTCCACACGGGCAACTATAGTTCTGATTTCACTATCGGTGGCAGCGGCATAGTTACCCAAATATTTTTAGATAGCGGATCGCAGAATCTTGATTTTGACAACTATGTAATAACTGGATACAGCACAGCTTCAGTAATAGGAGACCTTTCAAGAGGAAATGACGGAACTGATTATTCGGCCAGTTATGAAAATCCAAGTGGAGCTAATTTAGTTTGGTCTATAGAGCCCGTCGATCCAGACAGCTCTGCGGATATATATAGAGATTATACGTTAGACGCAGAAGTAGCTTCAGGGTACTGTAGAGAATATAGAGTCATCAACATAACAGAAAATGAGAAAAAATATGACGTTGTCGCTCTTGAGTATAACCCAATTAAATACGACTGGATAAATCGTGGTGGAGGCAGGATAGTAAATCCA